AGAATCTAAGAAAATCAAGTTTCCAGCCTACATGCAGCCTAAACTTGATGGTATTCGCTGCATTGCTATCGTCAAAGATGGCAAATGCACTCTTTGGAGCAGAACCCGTAAGCCAATTAATTCCGTACCTCACATTATTCAAGCTATCGAAGCCCAGGTAAAAGGCGATATCATTCTGGATGGCGAACTTTATAATCATCTTTTCAAGAACGACTTCGAGAAGATTGTAAGTGCTGTCCGTAAGGATGAACCTAGCCCAGAATCCTTTTTGGTTCAGTATCATATTTACGATGTGATTAACGATGAGCCTATGTCTAAGCGCATTAACACCCTTCACGAATCTGTAAAAGTCAAGGCTCCACTTTTTCCTATGCAGACCGTTATCGTAGAAGAAGGCTCTGATCTTGCTTATTTCTTTCTCATGAGAAAACATGGTTACGAAGGTGCGATGATTCGTAATATGAACGCTACGTATGTTCCCAAGCGTTCAATGGACCTTCAAAAGCTCAAAGAGTTCCACGAGAAAGAATTCAAAATCGTTGATGTAGAAGAAGGAAGCGGCAAACTTCAAGGCCATGTAGGCTCTTTTGTTTGCATTACAGAAGAGGGCGTTGAATTCAATGCCAAACTAGATGGCGATACTGGTTATCTGAAAGAATGCTTTGAAAGACCATACATGTGGAAAAACAAACTGCTCACGGTTGTTTACCAAGGCTTTGGCATTGAACGTAGACCCAGATTTCCTGTTGGAAAAGCGATCAGAGACTACGAATAAGTTGTACTCTCATCTAGGTAATGATATATTGAAATCTAGCGGAGTAGAGAAGTTCGGCCATCTCGCAACCCTCATAAGGTTGAAATCGCTGGTTCAAATCCAGCCTCCGCTACCAACTATTTCTTTTGTCGTGAGAAAGCGTCGAAGTTTTCCGACATGTACTTGAGCTTACCATCTTCAAAACCAAATCCCTGAGATAAATAGGTAAGCGTGCAGCGGCAATGCGGGTGTAATCCAAACGCTGAAGGATTCTCTTCACCACGTTTGTGATAGCCCTGCTTAAGCTGGCTGAATTTCCATAAGCGAGGTGTAGTCTGATCTGGCATCAGGTGAAGCCTGATACACTCTTTGCAGGTAGACTGATCCCTGAACACAACGAAGAATACAGTAGGGTCGGCGTCGCCAAGATCGCCCGCCACGCGACTAATATCCATCATGTGGCCTAGGTTGCGTAACTTGGTGCTTTCGGATTCGGCAATAGCCATCATGTGAGATTTAGCCTTACCCATTTCCTCAGCGATCACGGCTTGAACGTCCTCTTCCTTCATCTTCTCTTTGCGAAGCGAAGCTTCCCTAGATAGACCATCAATTCTCTCCACTATGTTAGCTTTTGTTTTACTTTTGAGAGATTCTACATAGCCAAACGCACTATCTAGAAGCCCTTTAAGGAAATCCTGCTCTAGAGGATTTGGAGTACGATTGCCCATAGCCTGAATAAATAGGTGAGCCAGACCAAAGTTTGCTTGGCTGCTCATAATTAAATTCTTTTTGCCCTTGAGCTTGGGAATATTGCCAATAAAGTCGAGCGCAATACGATCGAAAATGTCTTCGACAGCACCGCTTAGCGCATCCTTTATTTTGCTAGTTAAACCGAACACGGTTACTCCTGAGAAGGTTCTTCTGGCTCAGCTGGAGGAGGAGGCGGCTCGTCCATCCTCTTAACCCACTCTATAATCTTAGCGTGAGTAAAATCACTGGCACCGGTACCTTTATGTCCCTTTAATTGCCAACCTACTAGTTCATGAAATTTAGATTTTTGCCAATCGCTTAATTTATCGTATTCGCTTACTACTATTGGGTTCATAGACTACTTCTTCGTCAAGCCTTCGATTTCAAGCAATTTACTAATGTCAGTGGTAGCACGCTTTTCTTCCATTTCCATTTTTGCCATAACATCAGTTACGATTTTATGTTGCATAGAAACTGCCTGTTTAGCATTGTCTTTCAGGTTGTGAGAAGCAATGGCATTCATCTTGAATTTTGGCTTGTGTAACGCTTTAGCGATACCTTTAATAGCTGCAGCAGACTTCCTTAGTTCAATAGTCTGAAGTTCAGCTTTTCTAAAAGCTTTCAATTCTTGAATACTCTTTTGAATATCTTCGGGCTTAGCGCCTCCAGGTTTACCTAGCATACTCTCAAGCTTGCCAATATGCTGATCTAGTTCAGATCCATCAGCTTCGCCAGGTTGTCCAGGTGCTCCACCAGTCTCTTGTCCAGGTTGGCCTGGCTGTCCAGGCGCACCACCTTCACTAGGCATTCCGCCTGCATCTTGAGCTTGCATCTGGGCTTCCATAGCTTGTTGGTCTGCTTGTTGCTGAGCCATTTGATCTTGTTGAGCTTGCATCCCCCCTTGCTCAAAACCAAGACGAAAGGACATATCTAAGTCATTCAAGTATTTGGCTCGGAGTTCCATATACTTATTTTTGTAGTTAATCTCTGCGCTCATATTAAATACCTACCTTATTGCTTTTCTTCAAATTGTCAATATGCCACATGGGTCTCAAGTTTGAATAATGGCAAAGAGAATAAATCTCTAACTCATTTTTGGCTAAAGACAGAGGCTTTATGTGGTCTAAAGACCAATACCCTAGTCCATCTCCGTAGTTTTCCCAAGACATTCCTGGTTGGAATTGCGATGTTAAATGAAAATCTAATTCTTTTTTCGTGCAACCTATATACTCGTTAAATTTAGAAGACTTACTCCATCTAATCGCTTTAAGCGCTCTATTGGTTCTTCTACGAATGTTAACAATTAGCTTAAAAATTGGATCAGCTTTTCTTCGCTCTCTTTTATATTCTGTTGTTTTAGCAATTCTTTTTTCTTTATTGTTTTCATACCAATTTTTATTTTGTTGATCAATTTTGTCTTTATTTTTTTTGTAATGATTAGCATGATATAGTTTTGTGCAAGCTTTACAAGAACTTTGCAATCCATCTTTTTTAGATTTACTAAATTGATTGATTGGTTTAGTACCGCATTTTGTGCATTCTTTATACATTTTCCTCTTCCTCCAAGGAATCATTGACGCACATTTTTAATTGTTCAAAGGCAAATGGTCTAGGCGCTAGGTAGGCTTGTACGGCTGCAGGATTTACTTCGGCCATTAGCTGTAACCATTGAAGGTGAAATGGATCACGCTTATAACGCAGAAGAGGATCTACAATGGCAGAATTGTCTCCTAACAATTCACCCATAATTTCGCCAACATTTTTATATTTATCAATAATTAATTGATATCTTTCATTGAATGGAAATTGTCCACCCATGTGCTGACCGATCGGCGCTTTGTCTACTTCATGAAGTACTTCATCATACGTCATATGCGTGGGCATATCTTGTTGTAGACGAGTAGACTCTTGTTCTTTGGACTGAGCATCCACGCCACAGAGCTTCACTTCGCAAATTTTAGCGAGTAAAGGGTCCATGATTGGTAGCAAGATTTCGTTCAGGAACGTTTGGAACTTGAGAATGAGTGGACGAAGGCCCGTATCCCTCGCAGCAGTGAGCTTGAACTCGTTATTGCTTTCTGAGAGAGTCTGAGAATTAGTGCCCCTAGAGAGATGGCTATAACCAGGAAGCTCATCAGGAGACATGCTAAAAGCAGACATGATATTACGAGCAATTTGATCGTACATAAACTGAAAGTCTCCATCATGGAGTCCTTCGCCCGTAAAAGGCACCCACTCAACTTCATCTTTTTGTCCCATCCCGAAAATTGGGGTTCTGAAGCTATTGGTGACGTTGTTAATGGATGCGTTGAACTGTAACTTGATACCGTCCATTACGCTTTGATCAACTTCGTCAGATTTAATAACTAGCATACCCTTGCTAGCGCGACCATTTTGAAAATAAAGTTTCTTGTACGCATCAATCGATATGTGCGTGGTAACGCTAGCAACGATTGTATCGAGAGGAGAAACGGGATACCCGTTCATTTCGATATCCGTACAAGGAAACAAATTGAAAACTAGCATTTCATCATGCGTAAACGCCTGACGAGGAGTACCATCAATGACCTGAAGCCAAGCGTACTTGTCTTCTTTGAGCCTTTGCAGGTCGATGTTTGGTTTTTCGCCAGTGATGCTTTCTAGCATTCTCATGGCAATTTCACGCAGGTTATTGCCTACGTATTCGCCCTTTCTTACGGCGCGGTAGATGGTAGCAACGTCAACAGGGCGGAAGCGGTGAAAAGGATAGTTACCATCTTCATCAGGTTGAGCCTGTCTGTCGTAAATTACTTCAGTAGCGAATCGACCAAAGTTCAAACCGTTCTGGCCTTGAATGTCTAGATATTGAGCTAAAGTGAGCTTGTCTTGATGTTCAACGCCAGCGGTATGGCCGCAATTTAGAATCAGCGACTCTAGGCGCTTCATTCTAGCCATGACTTTTTCAAACTGTTCAGGGCTCAAAACTTCGTAGAATTCTTGCTTGAGGGATACTTCGATACCAACGTCAAATCTGTCTTTGCGAAGGTGGCCAAAGAGGCTGAGCATGCTACCGCGAGCGCGAAGGATGGCGGCTACCAGGTGATCCTGGATACGAATTTGTTTCAGTACTTCATCTGGAAGTAGGCGACGTTTAGACTTAAATAGTCCGAGATAGTTGTCAGAGGGAGCAGGATTCTCAGTAAACGCTAAACGAGGAGCTTTCTTATTAGCAGAGCCGCTAGCTTGACTGATAGCATACATGAGGGGCGAAGCAGGATCAGCAGACTTATAGCCAGCCTTCTCCAAGGCTTCCCCAGCATCTTGGCTAAGGGCGAACATCATGCGTGGAGGCATAGCTGCCTGTTTTGCGTCTGTATTAGGTTGTTCGCTCATAAATTACCTTATTCTGCCGAGGCCAGAAACACGTTGGCTGTGTTTGGGCTAACATTCGTAACTGACATGGA